CCGGCAGCCGCATCGTCTATATTTTCACCCAAAAACATAGCAGCATTTGTAGCTAAATCACCAACTATATCACTAAAATTACCAAATAGTGTTTTGGCTGTAGTAAGTTGAGCTAAAACACTATCAGGTATTAAACCTTCCATTTTAGTTTTAAATTCTGTAAGTCCACTCTCAGTTGATTGATATGCTGCGGTTATAAAATCCTCAACACTAAGACCAGAATCTTTCATTAAGTTAGTTTCGGGTAACTTATCATTCATATCTATAAGTGACGTCTCAATCGCGGTTCCAAATGTAGATGAAATGTTAAATGCGGCATTTTTAAAATGTTTTCTTGCTTCTTCATCTTGAAATCCTTCAGCGATATTCTGAGTTAACGCGTTTCCATAAATTTTTAAATTTTCTTCATTAATAGAGGCGTCTAAACCTTCCCTAACAACTTCAGCGTAAGCATCTAAACCACCTAAAGCATCAATCACTCCATCAGTTTTTACACCCACTAAAGTAGTTGCCGCCTTAGCGCTTTGATTGGCCCCCGCAATTTCTTGAAGTGCTGTAAGTTGTTCCATAGCGATTTCTCTATCGCTCATTTCATTCTTACTTTGTTGCTCTTTTAACGCCTTAAAATCATCTTGATTTAAATCTGCTGCCGATTTAATTGCGGGAATCATCTTTTTAGTCGCCTCATCAAAAGTAGGTATGGACACTTTTAAGTCACCTCCCTCAATTGTACTCATATTTGCAACTAGTTCTTTAAACTCTTCAGGAACTGTGGCCGTTCCCAACATATCTAATTTTTTTGTTCTTTCAGCGGCTTTAAATGCGGTTTGAGTCATATCTTGGTAGGACATTCCAGCTAAATTAGCAGCCTCTCTTAGTCGATACATTTCCGTAACAGGTATATCAAACTCACCAGTTTCCTCATTAAATACTGCAGCACTTTCAGCCATACCAACAACCGCATCCATCAATCCTTCAGTGTCTGTCTGAGCTAAATGTAGTAATTTAAATGGGTCACCTAAATCTCCTACAGCACCTCCCAACATCTGAAATCCGGCTGCAGTTTCTATTGCCGTTTCAGGGTCAAGTAACTTTTCAGAAAGTGAAAACGTTTGGGATACGTCCATCCTTAACGCTTGTGCCTTCGCCACCATACGAGAAAATCCTTCTACACCATCTTTAAAATTGTAACTAGATAACATTTTTATGTTACTACCTATATCTTTCATAAACTTACCAACATTAATACCATAATCCCTGGCTTGTTTTTGCATGTCACTAATTTTTGAGATTGCATCTGATGTACCTACACCAATATTTCTAAATCCTTCAACAATTGGGACTATCTCAGCAGATGTAAGTCCAGCGTTACGTGCTAAGAGTTGCATATTTTCAACTTGCTCAGAAGATAGTAAAGTATTAACCCCCATTACATCATTTATTTGTTGTATTAAAATTAAGTTCTCTTCTAATCCAACTCCAAATTTAGTAGTTTCAAATGTGGCTTCAGCCATAGTGGTCATTAACGCATTACCAATCGCACTAGTTTGTCCCATGGACTTAGTAGTTAGATTAAATGTTAGTTCTTGTAATTTAGCAGTATCTTCTATTACTGATGTCGGCATAATCATCCTCGCTAAACTTGAGGTTATATTTAATACCGTTGTATCTAAAAGTCCGGCGGCTTTATTTAAGCCGTCCATACCTTTACTAATATCGTTTATCGCGTTTTTAGCGTTATCTGCCGCTTCTCCAATTTTGTTAGCCATTATTAAGTATTATATTATAAATACTTATCTTTTAGATTTTACTTTTTCGGACTGTTGTTTTCGTTTATCAAATTCCTCAACTAACTTTCCTATAAAGTATTTTCTTTCGTATGTAGGCATATTAATTAAGTCGTTATAAGAAAAATTTGCATGACGAGTTAAGTAATATATTTCATCAAGCACAGATACCCTAGATTCAGAAGAAAGGCCGAAAAAACTCCACCCCAAAGGTGACTCTAACTGTCAACTCTTCTCCTGACGGGGCGTTTAAACTCCTTTCTAAGTCTAATTTTGGTTCCGAATTAGAAAGGCTATTTCTTATGAATTTAGAATCCATAATTGGTAATTTTATGACGAAGCTTGTTATAAACTCTCTATCGGTGTTGTTGTCTACACTTACTATTTGTTTTGATAACCTATTGGTTACTATGGGGGCCGTAACATTGTTTGGGTACTTCTCTAACATATCGTTAAGTTCCTGTACTTCTCCTACCGTAAGTAGTTTACATTTTACCATATTTCCTGACTTAGGTAGTTTAAATGTAAATGTCCCGTCTTCTTCGGGTTCTTTTTCAAGTTTTTTGAAATTTAGCTCATCGAGACGAACCGTATGTTCAAATGAATTATTAGTTTTAGGGTCTCTTAATGTAAAATTATAATCGGGACCAAACGCTGTGTTTCTCAAAAATATTAAAATAGCTTCTAAATCACCTTCTAATAAGTCATTAACCTTAATGTCTGGTTCATATATCTTATTTTTAACTAAATCATTTATAATGTTTGGATTTTTACCGTTTCCGGCAGATACCAAAATATTTTCATCCTGAGCTGTCAGATATCCAATTTTAAGACTCTTTTTTTTGTTTTTATAAAACTTACCCTGCGAGGGAAGTGTTACCACGTCATGTGGTAAATTAAAGTCTTGTTGTCCATATTGTTTCGCTTCGTCCATATTTTTGTGTAAAAAAAAACCATAGGGAATAAACCCTATGGTTAATTATATAAACTATTATTTTTTTTTCAATAGTATTAGTAAACCAAAATACATCTATCAGGACGTAATGTCGCTGTAATTGTTGCCAATGCGTCATCACTATATCCCAAACTATCAAAATTAACATCAGTTAAGAAAGTACCCTGTAGAATCCATTTTTCAACCGCAACTCCTGTAGGGTCTAACATTTCAAGGTCTAGGTCTTTCTTATAACCAGCTGCGTATCCCATACGACCTGTAACGGACTCTGAGGTTAATCTTACCCATTCCATTAAGGCTTGTGCTGCCGATGGTCCTATGGGGTCTCTAAACGTCACGTTTATCGTATTCCAAGTAAATCTACCAGCAACATAAGTAGATGTGTTTAAGAAAGGAATCTCAGTTGCGTTAATTTGGACGTTAGGTCTAGATGTGGACTCAACATACCAAGAGTTAATACCCAATGATGAAGGAAAACTTAGAACAAATCTATTTTTTCTTTTCGGTTCATACGGTACGGGCATTTTCATTAATAAATCAGCCATTGTATTTTGGTTTTAAATTTCGTTGTTTATTTTATTATAAATATCAGTGTTAAACTTTTTTCTCTTTACTTTTACTTTTTTAATTGTAAAATCATTAACTAGAGATTAGAAACTAGAATTTTTAAACTTCTTTTTTTTCTCCTCCTTTAGTTAAATAAGTTTTTACTGGGCTTTCATCTTTATATTCTTTATCTAAAAATGTTTTTATAGATTCTATATTTCCTGGGTCGTCATCAGAAAATCCTATTTGAGGTACAAAGTTATTACTCACATCATTAGTAAATGATACTTTTTGACCTAATTTTTTACTTTGGTATTTAACGTAATTAATAAACTCTCTTAACGCTTTTATCTTACCTTCCTCCGGATTAGAGGCCGACCCCTCACCATAAGTAACAGGATAATATTTATTCATATCTAAATATTCTTTTATTAAAAGTTGGTCGTCTTTCATAAGTTCTCCTGATAAATCCCGATATTTTTTTAAGTTTTCTACTAACTTACTTGAGTCTATTCCATTGTGGTTTGTAACAATAAGGTTATAAATAGAGTCTCTTAACACTGACGGAGTGTGACCTCTAGCAGTAATAATTGCAAATATAGAACCTCCGTTAATACATTCCACAAAATCATTCCATGAAGGACCTGGAGAAGCTAATAAAGAGTCCACTATAAATTTCTTATCACCATCTACTCCAAAATTACGATAGGGATTTTCGGAATAACCTACAACAGTCTCATTATTATATTCAAAAGGCTCCACACCAATCTTTTGTCGATATTCGGCAAAATCTTCAGTAGACATACCTATCTCATTACCTTCATCAGTTTTTAAAATTATTCGAGTCGGCATAACGACAATATTATCATCCCAGTCAAAAGCATAATACTTTAAGTCAGGTTGACCGTCTTCGATACCTTCACTTATAAATAATTTATTAAGACTTTGATGTATAATACTTCTTAGACTCATGTATTTTAATTATTTAGATTTTCAATTAATCTCTCTAATTGTGATTCCGTCAAAACAATATTTTGAGGTTTTTCAGAATAGGTCTTAACTCCATTACCATTAATTTGTAATGACTCTCTTAGTAATTTTTTTTTAAATTCCATTTTTTTATTTTATTAAACGTTTAATTATATGGCTAAAAATGGGGGATACTTTTGTACCCCCCATTTAATAAATATCAGATATCCTCAAATGATGCACCTGTCGGAGTAATTAAGAATTCTATATCGATGAATTCTAACGCTCTTGTTGGTTTTAGATATATTTTACCTACTAAGGTGTTATTATCTAAATCTTCAGGAGTGTTCTGAACGACAACTCTAAAGTCAATCAAACCTCTATCTCTTCTGATAGAATCTAAGATTGGGTTTACTGAGTCCAAGAATTCTTGTCTTACTTGGTCATCATTCTGTTCGAACAATAGTCTTACCGCTACTGCTGAAATCAACTTACGAGCTTGTAATAACAATCTTCTAACATTGATTCTGTCGAGTGCTGACTGTTTAACTTGAGTAGTTTTATTACCCCATATTACTGTACCAACATCTGAGAAAGTTGCGATTGGGTTGATTCTACCTTTATATAGAATGTCTCTATCATCTTGAGTTAACTTCTTACGAGCTTTAATACCATTTACTAAACCTCTTGTATAACCCGCGGATGCGAACCATGGGAATGATATATTATCTGTTAACGCTAAGTTTCTAACAACTTCAGCGGTAGGTGGTAAGTAAATCTGTGTGTTATTAACAGTATCTCTTGTAAGAATCCATGGGTAATAAGTTGCAGTATAGTTAGAGTCAATTCCAGTATCTTCTAAGTTTTCGGTCGCTTCTTGTGGGTAAATAAAGTCAGTTGTAAAATTAGACGTAGTATTAACAAACATGTTATAGTCAGGTGTGGTACAGATATAAATTGAGTCCGCTCTATCCGTTTCAATCATATCAATCGCCTCCTCTACTAAGTTTGAGTTATTAACATAATCTATACCTGAAGTAGTAAACACATTAATATTTACAGCTTCAGGGTTAACAAAAGTCCACTGACCCCATAAGTAAGCATAATAGTCAGTATTACCCCAATCTTGTTTATCTGGACCAACAATTGTTTTAAACGCCCCCCATCCTGTTGCACTTGGGAATCTGACTGATGGTGCCGCTCCACGTAGATATCCATTATTACCTAATATAAATGTATCTCCATTAGTACGAGACTCTCGATAGATATCCCATCCATCAAATCCTCCAGTAGGAACTAATGTAAATTTACGAGAATTTAATCTGTAATATGGACTATCTTCGTTAGGTTCACTATCGAATGATGCGTCACCAACCTCAAACGCAGTTTCACCCGAAGTTACATACTGAGATGGGATTAGAACTACAGTCGCTCCTGAGTCCATATGATATCCTTTTGTTAATTCCGCCCACGGAGATGACTCAGTAGCGGTAGATAAGTTAGTCGGATTTTGTTTACCCTTATAAGAGGTAAAGTCGACATCAATACCGACAGTATTCGATACACCTAAGAAAACTCTTCTTGGGTTATCACCCGCACTTCTTGTTAAGTTATCTCCATTAGAAGACCCAAAAGGAGGGTTAAATAACACCTCACCTGGAGTATCATACTTAGTCTTATAAAGTAGGTGTGGTGATTTATAACTACTGTACTGTCGAGTTTGGTAACCTTTAAAACCACAAGGTAATGAATCGGACGGAGCCTCTTCATTTACTTCTAACATAATATATCTTGACTTTAACTCAAAATCTCCATTAGCTGTACCGATTTTTTTAGCCACATAACTATTAAGATTTATATCCATGGTACAGTTTGTGAATTTTTCTAATACGATTGGGTTAGAATCGGTATCATAAAAACTTCTAACGACAACGTCAAAGGTTAGGTTATTAAATGATATATTCATTATAGAGACTTTAATCTCTCTGTTCGCCGAGTTACCGTCTGAGATTGAAATAACTTTAAATAAGTCGGAAACTTCATTACCTCTTAATTCTGAAACTAAATATGGTGTAGAGGGGGTTTGATACCTATCTAAGTACCATCCGATACCTGTATTATCAACATCTTCTCTCGCACTTTGTAATCCTAATAAAGTAGTATTTAATCCTCTAATCTTACCTTCTTTGTATCCTGTATTTAATAAGTTATAATAAATTTCCTCGACAAATAATGGAATTTCATTACTTGGTTTAGAAAAATTACTTTGACCTAACACTTTACTTATAAAGTTAGGGTCACTTAAAGAAAGTGATGTGTTGAACGTAAATATCTCTGAGTCGTTTGTTATACCTGAAATTTGGAAATTAGAGAATGGATTATTAGTTATTCCTGAATATACTCCTGTAGAGTTAATTGTTACATTGGTTAATCCTGAAACTTCGTAATCGGGATTATTAGAATTACTAGTTGTTGATATCCCTCTTGACCTTAGTGTACTAACAACCATATTATGGTAATCAGTGATTGGTGTTCCTGTATATGTGGTAGTATATACAACACCCACACCTGTATAATTGTTACCTACAGTATTTGTTAATCCTGTGATAGACAATCCAAAACCAACACCACTGTATTCACCTGTACCACTATTATATGGGAATAAAGCGTAATACCATGAATCATTTTCAGACGCTTCAAAATCTGCGGTATCAATGGTAAGACCATCCACACCCAATACGTTAGTTGTACCTGTCCATGTTCCCGAAGCTCCAGTTATTGCGTCATAAGTTTCGCCACTAACAGTACCAAACATAAATGATGTGGCTCCTGAACTGACGGGGTTAACAATGCTTTGATAAACCGCAGATTCAAAGTTGTCCTGTAATGTTGATATATTACCTGAAAATGTTGTATAAGGTAATCCGAACACACTTTTTATAGATGAAGGTAAGTTACTAAAATCAGTAATTTCAGTTGAACTACTATTACCTGATACAC